ATGACTAGTAATTTTTGGCTGATTACCCAGTGAAAATGTTTGTGTATCTTTTATAATATAAAAGTAATAGACCAATGTTCCAAATAATTGGAAACTATTGGTAATTCCATTTAGTAATAATTCTTCTTGTGCTTTTCCAATTTTTATTTGATTATGCAGACCTTTCGAATTAAAAGCTGGCAATGAATAACGTTGACTGAGTTGTGTATGAACGACTTCGCCATTAGTGCCCATATACATACGTTTATAAGCAAACATAAATTTACCACCCATATTATTTTTAATTTTATCAATACGTCTTTTTGCTATATTTTTTAGTGGTATTGCACTATTAGTAAAAGTAATCATATTATCAGGATAACGATAATTTGTTGTTAGTATTTTATAGGTTTTTATATCATAATTAAGTACTGGGGGTTCATAAGTAAATATTTTATTTTCAATAATACGTTTTAATTCATTTTGATTTTCATCTAATTGTGTGTCGTTTAATAATTTGTAAGTCAAAAAAACTTGTTCATTATCACCTTGTACATAAATAACACCACGTGGTAATCCAGTAATTTGAGTAAAAGGTTGTTTCATATCATTATTATCTGTAAATTTCTTAAAATTAATTAATAAGTTGGATCCATCAACAGTACCTGTAATAATAACACCATTACCAACAAAATTAATAGGATATTTTTTATTAAAAATTGTCACATAACGGTTAGCATCATCATCTAAAGTAATATACATTGTATTTTGTACATTAGTGCCATTCATATAAGATTCATTCGTTGTCCAAAAACCAGTGGTGAATGTTTTCATACGAGATTGATAAATATTTTTTTCCGAAATTTTATTTAATTCTTTTAATGTATGATTCATAAAATTTTTCTCTTGCTCTTGAAAATTTTCAACAATAATTTTTGTTTGTCTATTTTTAATGGAAAAAATAATTCCGTAAATAAAAATAATACATAATAATAAAATAAATAAAGTGATATTTTTCATAATAACTATACTATAAACTATGAAAAAAATAAAAAGAATTTCAAATAAATAATCTTAAATTTCTTTTGCATATTTTTATTTTATAAATTTTTTTAAATTTTTTTAATTATAATTTTGCTTGAATTGCTTCTAATGTTTTTTTTAAATTTTGTATATTCATCAAATGAAAACCAAACATAATCCATTTACCATTATCATTGGGAGAATTTTTAAGATTAATAATAGATGAATCATGATAAAATCCACTTTTTACTTTACTTGGAATTAAAAATTTCTTAGGGTTGGATGTTTTTAAATTTCCAGAAACTAAAATATGATTTGTATTTATACCAGAACTACTTGATGTAGAGTCTTTAGATTCTGTTAAAATAGTTGCATTTTCTAAATTAATGACTTGATTTGTTCCTCCTTCATATAGGCTCATTTTCGTTTTATTGTGGTTAGGATCAAATTCAGCAAATTTTTGCCATTGACTTTCTTTCGTATATAACTTAGAACTACTAATGGAAAAAGTACAAGGGGTATAATTGGCATTTGACACTTTATTAATACTCCATACCATGGGTAGTTTATAATTTTTAACATTTTTCATCGACTGATTATCGTTCGATTTAGATTCAAATTCAGTAATTAATGTTGTTTTACAATTTTGTAATAACTCTGAATAGGTAGTAATACTATCCTTTGTAGAAAAACAATTCGTTAAACTTAAGGCTTGTTGTAATTGACTATTATCTGTATTTGAACCAGTAATATAGCCTTTATATTTCTTTAACAAAGGTTCTATAATTATAGATGAAATATCATTCTGCATGGTTAAATTACTTTTACCACCACCTTGTCCAAAATATTCATAACTTAATGATTCTACACTATGTAGATCATTGACATATAAAAGTATACAACAATTATACATTCCTTGATTAAAATTTTGTAAATAGTCACAGCCTAAAGAATTTGTAAATCCTTGTGTAAGACCTGTACTAAATTTACGATTAATCTCAAATTGTGTATCACATTCTGTAAAACTACCAACACTATTTCTATTAGTTTCAGATATCCAACATGTTTCTTTAGTATCGCTGGCACAAACAGGATATGATTTTGTATTTCCTTCAGTATCTGTATAAGATTCTTGCGAAATTTGACCGGGAAGACTACATCCTGTACCATAAGTATTAAAACCATCATTGGGAGGAATGGCTAATCCATTATTCTTTATATAACATCTTTGTAAAGAACCTCGATCATGATCATCAAAAGTAGAATTTGCACAAACATCTAAATCTGCATCAAAATCACTTTTTAGAACAGGAATGGGATTGACAAAAGATGATAATTGTAAATAAGAAGAATAATTATCATATTCATGCAAACTTTTTTTAATATTTAGAATTAAATTATGTTCATTATTACCATCTTTTAAAGTAATTCCATCTAATGTTGCAGTACCTATTAATTCATCGACGTTTAGATTTAAATTGTTAATAAAAATTTTATCTGTACTATCGTCTAATTTACATAAAATTTTCTTAAGGACAAACATATTTTTTTTACTATTTAAATGACCTATACCAACAAAAGTATTGTTTAAACATTTTTCATTCTCAGTATTTGCACCAATATTCTCATCTACTAATGGAAAAGATTGCTTTGATAAACTAAAAATAATTTGATCATTCAATTCAAGAAAAGAAGCAAATACAGAAGGCGGGTTTTCACCATCATTCCAATTTCCATTCCACATACTTTCTAATAATGATTCCGTAAAGGATCCATTTTCTTCTTTATAATATTGGTTATATTCATTTTTTCTATATTTATGTTGAAATTCATTATCATCGATGGTTTGTTGATACATGGTAGATAATGAATTGGTTTGACTGAATTTTTCAATACAAGAATTTTCTTTATTGTTAATCATGACTAAATAGTAAATTGCACAAATAATAATTAGTATAAATAAAAAAAGGGTAAATGTATTTGAATTCATTTATCTATAAAATATATAAATAAAAAATATTTATTTTAATCTAAATATTAGAAGTTAATTTATTTTAATAAATGAAATCATAATTTGATTTTGATTAAATTTCTGTAAATTAAAGATGATTATCTTTTTTATAAAAATATCTTTATGTAAAATAAATTGCTATTCATGAATTTTTAATATAAATATATACTTATTTAATCGTTTATATTTTGTTTTTCTAAAGTAAAATAATATTTATAATTTATATTAAATATTATTTATAATTTATATTAAATATTATTTAATAATTTTATTTATTTAAAAACTATATCCTTCCAGTAAATTGTCACTTTCTTTATCATCGCCTGTTTTATAATTCGACCAAGGCATATTTACTTCCAATGGACAAACTTCTCCTTGCTTTGGTTTCTTAGAATTCATTAAATTATTTAGTGTTTGTGGAATTTTATTTGCTTCAGGCTGAATACAAGGAAGTAAATAATCACCACTATTAGGATCTTTTGAACATGGTTCTAGTTTTTGACTTTCTTCATTATCATTATAATTATAAGATTCATCTTGGTTTTTCCAATAAGGCTTGTTATAAATCCAGTCTGCATTATTATAAATGCGGGAAGAATTTCCACTTGTGCATTTTTTAGGAGATAGTGGTTTCTGTGGAACATGTCCATTACCTCCTCCATGTGATGGTCCATTCCCTCCGCATGATAAATTAATATTTACAGGAGAAATACCTAATCCTATACCACTATTGATTCCTGTTTTAATATTATTAATATTTTCCATAATTTTATCCAATACTCCTTTATCCTTTGTTTTCTTACGTATTTGATCACGCATTTCTTCTTCTTCTTCCATATGATGTGTCATTTCTTCTTGTAATTCTTCCATTTCTTGGGCTTGACGAATATGCTCTTCTTGTTCTTCCATTTGTTCAGTAAATGTTTCTTCTTTCATGATTTCTTCATCCATATATTCTGATTCTTGCATGTGTGGAATTGCTTCTTCTTCGTCAAACATATGTGTTTCTTCTTCATAATCTGTGCCTTCTTCATAATCTACTTCTTCTTCGAGTCTTTCGGAAGGTAAGAATTCTTTATAGATTTCCTTAAGTTCTGAATTATCAGGATATATATAATAAGAGCCTATTTTTTCATTATTTCCTTCAATAGTATTACTGCCATCATTCGGCAATAATTGGTTATAAATAGTATCAGGTGTGGTATTTTCATCTATTGTGCTATAAAAATCAACTTCTCCAAAAAATCGAATAGATTGATGAGGAGGTGCATTTAAAACATGGTAATATTTTTTATCTTTACTAAATTGATTATCAAATAATAAAGCATTTGATGTATCATTACCTAATATAATTTTATCAGTACTATGATCCTTTGTTAAATATTCTTTATTACCATTATTTAAAACATATAGATAAAATTTCTGTTCTTTATAATCTTTACCTTCTTCAAAATCAATTTCTTCATTATTTTCAGCATTTTGAAACATTTCTTTATTTACTGCTTCTTTATTTCCTAAAAAATAAAAGAGAATGTAAATAATGAAAGAAATAAGAATAAAATTTCCTAAAAATACTATATCAAACTGATGAATATAAAATAAAGTAATCAAAAATCCTAAAATAATGGAAATGATTAAATAAGAATTATTCTTATCCATAATATATATTATTAATATATATAAATAATATGAATAAAAACAATTTAATAAATTTTAAAAATATTTATGGTGAAGAAACTGGAATTATAGAATTGAAATATAAAGATTTTCAAATAAAGAAATCTTCTATTCAAGTAAAAAATAAGTTTTTTGATAATAATAATGATAATGATAATTATAAAGGCATAATTATTTTTTATGCTCCTTGGTGTAAACATTGTGTTGAATTATCTTCGGAGTTTATAAATTTAGCACAAGATAATTTATATATTTTTCCAATTGGTGCAGTCAATATTGAAGATGTAAAAAATAAGAATGATAAACTAGCACAAAAATTAAAAATAGAACAAATACCAACAATAAAATATATTGATTCTAAAGGAATACTTAGAGAATATCCTTACGAAGTCTCCATTGAAAATTTACGCTATTTTATTAATATGAATTTATAAAAATATACAACAAACTAAATTAATATGATGAAATAGATAAAGTTAAAAAATGTTCAAATATAAATTGTTTAAATTTTAAAGGACGACGACCTTCTTGAAATACTGTAGAATTTACGAGTTTTTTTAAATGCTTTCGAATAATAGGATCTGGATAAATTTCACAAAAAGCAATAAAAAAATGTATAATTTTATCGAACTCAAAGAGTGATAATTGTCGATATTCTAAATTATGATATATTGTTTTGACAATAAATAAACATTCTTCATTTTGAATAGGCTTATGAATTTGATAAGCTTTTTCATAAGGTATATTATTTTTATCTAAAGATTCATTGACCATTTCATGAATTTTATATGTATAATAAAAAGCATCTTTAGGATTCATTGTATCATCAAATGTATAAATTTTTTCAGTAATAAAATTGTAATGTATTTTACATTCTTCACATGGTAATACATATCCAAAGCAATTATTCAACAGGGCAAAATATTCCACGTCTTTTTTAGTGACTAAATGAATGGCAAATGTATGGTATAAATGCCATAAAATTGGACCCCATGTTTTTCTTCCATAGATTATATCTTCTTTTGTCATTTATTATAACTATATTTAAAATTAAATATATTTATTCTATCTATTAAATTTTTAAATTATTTAATTTATAATTTTATTAAATTATCATAAAATTATATCTATTAGTATTAGTATTCATGGATAAACTTAAATCCAACGATTTGAATTTTTTATTTTTAATTAATAAGTCTACTTTTTTATTAGAATACATTGATATTTATTATCAAAAAGAGATTTTGAATGATATTAATCGATTTATTAAAAATTTAAATGATACTTTTGCTAAGCAATATTTTGAAAATGAAGATAAGAAAAAAGAAAAAACATTTGAAATTTTAAATAAATATTTTGAAAATTTAATTAATGATCAAATTCTATATTTAATTGATATTTATCATAAACATGAAAAACATAATATTATTATTCAATGTGAGAAAAAAGCTAATAAAATTATTGAAGAAAAAAAGAAAGAAATGCAAAAAGAAGTTCAGAAAGAATTAGAAACAAAAATTCAGGAAAAAGTAGATACCTCATTAAAAACAATTAAGAACGATGTTTATAAACAAATTGATTATCAATCATCTTCTCAAATAAATAATTTTGATTCAATTATTCAAGAAAAAATCGAATTATTTTTTGTACATTTTGAAAAGAAATTAAAAGAAGATGTCAATCAAACTTTACATAGTCAAATTTATGACAATGTCAATAAACAAATACAAAATAATAATGTGGTATTAAATAATAAAATAGAAGATTTTCTAAAAATATTTTTTAAAGAAGAAAATACCTACCATAAAATATCAAAGAAAATTAAAAGTGATTTAAATCAAGTTTATGAATATTTAGAAGAAAGTAAACAAGTTTTAAAGGAACTTGAACAAATCAAAGAAACCATTCTAGAAAATGAAAAACGTATCCATTCCATGGAAAATAATATATTTAAAAAAGTGAATGTGAATTTTGAAGAAAAAGTAAAATTATTAACAGAAATTTTCAATCAAACAATGGGTAATATTTCTTCTAAATTAAACCATAAAATGAATCAATTGGAAAAAGATCATTCTTCTTCTTCTCTTCATCAAGATTTATTAGAGAATTTAGAGAAGAAAATAAATAAATCCTCATTGGATAAAAATAACTTCGAAATGAAATACAATAAAGAAAAAAATGAAATTGAATTATATTATTTTCAAGAATTAATTACTTCAACAAAATTAAATATTAAAGGTCTTATAGGTCCAAGAGGTCCTCAAGGTCCACAAGGTGATAAAGGAGATTTGACTATTGTGAGAAAAATTAATATTGAACCTGATCATAAATTAAAATTTACTTTACAAAATGGAAAGCATGTTTATGAATTAAATACTGAAAACACATTACCAAAAGGGCCTCAAGGGCAACAAGGCACCAAGGGTGAAAAAGGAGAACCTGGACAAATAAATGTAAATATTAAATGGGACCAAAATGATGTAATGAAAATTAATAAAGAACATAATGATAGCCTTATATTTTTAAAATCTTTATGTATTGGTGAACAAAGTCATTGTTTGAAAAATAATTCTTTGAGTATTGGTGGAGGAATATGTTATAAAGATAACTCTATTTCTATAGGAAATCAGGCAAAAACATTTGATTCCAATAGTATGGCTTTTTATGGAAGCACATTAGGAAAAAATGCTATTTCTTATTTTTCAGAAAATGTAGAAGAAAATTGTATTGGTATTGGGAATAAAATAAATGAAAAATATAATATAGAAAAATTTCATATTAAATCTAAGGAAATTTTCTTTGATTGTGAAGAGATGATATTAAATGATCAATTTTTAAAGAATAAATATTTAAAAGTATTAGAAGAAAGAGTTAATAAATTAGAAAATGAAATATATTTATTGAAAAATAAATAAGATTATTTACATCATTCTGAATTTAAATTTAAGAATTTAAATTAAGAAAATTAGAAAATTAATGAATTTTAAAATCTTAGAAATTATTAAAAATTAGAAAAAATAAAAATAAAAAACTAGGAAATTTAAAATAAGCAATTTTGAAATTTTAATCCATTTAATTTCCGAATAATTTTTAGATTTATTGCAAAATTTTTTTCTATATTATTAATATAATAAAATGGCAAACGGAGGTTCTTTATATTTAGACAGAAAAGTTGGTGATTTAAGATTATGGGAATTATATGTTGGATTCGTCATCCTTCAACTTCTAATCGGTATTGTTATTGCCTTTATTCAAGGTGTATTCGATTTAACAGGTATCAAAGGTGCATTAGCTTCTGTAGTTAATCAAGTTGGTGCCGTATCTGGTGCTCAAATGCCCCAAAGATACTTAAAACCCATTGCTGCTGAAGTCAGAGAAGGCAAATGGTTCTCTAACGCAAGTGATTAACTTTTTTAAATTTTTTTGATTTTATATCAAATAAATAAGAACAATTCATTGAATAATTATTATTATTATTTAAGGAATCATTAATATATAATAATTTACATTATTATATATTTCTAAAATGATTATTATAAAAAATAAATGATAATAATTTATGTTTACACCATGTAACCCAAAAAAAATTATTAAATCAAAATTATTTTTTAATCTAAATAGTATAAAATATTAATTATATTTTCATATTTTATGAAAATTTTTTTCATAAAATAGTAATTACTCATGTTGTATTATGAAATAAAATAAATAGGGTTAAATTTAAGCACAACCACCTATTTCCATAGGTTTTCTACCCACATCAGGTTCAATAGTACTTTGAAGCCATGGAGATACTTTAACTTGTGGATTAGGAGGTTCAGAACGTAATTGTTGGTTAGCATTACGTAAAGTTTGACCAACAGTATTAATACCAATATGATATCCAGATTGTAAGAAATTTCTATCTTTTAAAGAACCTTCTCCAGCAGGATTTACTTGAGCCCATAAAGTAGAATTATCTGAAGGCAATAATTCTTCAGCAGTTAATTGTTCTTTGGGAAAATTTGTTTCATTGCGTTGATTTTCAAATTTTTTATCCATACTATAATAATCCATAGAATTTTCACCTTGTGTAAAGTGTTCATTTACATTTTGCATATTCTCCATTTCTGAATCTTGATGTTCAGCATCTTCTGAATGCATCATGTGAGAAGAGTGTTCTTCTTCCATATCATTAGTTGTCATGTTTTCTTTCATATTCATGGGCATATTTTCTCCGGAGTCGGTGTTAGTCTGAATATTTTTATTATAAAGGTGATAAATAAAATATCCAATTCCAAATATTATAATTAAGATTATAATTGTTTTTAAGATACTTCCAGCACCAGAATTATTTTCCATATTATAATTAATACAAACAAAAAAATTTATAAAATTATTACATAAATAATTTTTTAAAAATAAATTAAATAATAAAATCACCAAATTATGATCTTTTTCTTCTTTTTTATATATTTATTTTTTCTGATTTGTATAATATCTGATTTTTTCTCAACATAGTCTTCCTGTTTCTTTATTTTTGTATTTTTTGAATTAGTATTTTTTGAATTAGTATTTTTTGAATTTGTATTTGTATTTTTTGAATTTGTATTTTTCCCCCCCTCCTTCTCTTTTTTTTGATTTTCCATTTTTAAATTACTATTTTCTTGATTTTCCACTTCTTGAATTATATCTTCATATTCTATTTCTTCATTAATGTTCACATTATTTTCTAAATGTTCATCCATATTTAAATTTTCCTTAAAAGATGATGAATCTTCAATTAAACTAATAGATGTTTCTACATCTAATCCTTTATTTTCTATATCATTATTTTTTTCATTATCTTTATTTTCCTCTAAAGTATCTTTTTCTTTATGATAATCTTGACCAGTATTATTTTCTATATTTATTTCACTAGAATTTAATTCTTTTAAATTATTTTCCCTTAGATCATTTATATTATTTTCTTGATTTTCTGAATATTGGTTTTCTTCATTTAATGCAGAATCTTGAAATTTTTCCAAAGAGTCTTCTTCATGATTATCTTTCTTTTTTTCTATATTCATTTCTATATTTTTTTCATAAGAATTATTTTCGTTTATAATTAATGGTAGTAAATTAGATACGTCCATTTTATTTTCTATATACTCACTTAATTGTAGTTCTTTATCTTCTTGACTTGTAAAATCCATTAGCTCCCATTCTTCCATCAAATGATCGCTGCAAATACGTAATCCATTAAATCGAATATCCATAGATATATATGTATTTTTTTCTAATTTTTCTATTTTTTGAAGTAGTTCTTCATTATTATGAATTAAAATTTTAATAAATTGAATATTTTTTTGTTGATCAATCGGTCGCTTAACTTTCATATCTAAATCAAAATCATCTAATTCAATATTAAACCATTGGATACTATTTTTCTGAATATTTTCTTGAGAAATTTCATGTAGTTTGTTAACAATAACCATTAAATAATTATTTTCTATTTCACTTTCCGATAAATTATAAGCAGGTATTTCATTATCAGGATTAATTTCAATAATAATATATTTATTAGATTGTTTATTTTTTTTATTGCTTGAAATATGTAGCGGTTTTAATACTTTTAGTAAAGATGTTTGAAATTGATATTGACTATTATTTCCATAGTGACAATGTACAAAATGATTTTTATAATCAAAATGAAATAGTAAGTCTGAAAATTTAAATTGATTATTCATAGAACTTGATGTCTCTAATGAATATTCCATTTTAATACATTAAAATAATAATTTATTTTTAAATTCAAAACGCAATTTCTTAAGCATATACATATACCTTAGATACATATATTAACAAGCCTAATTTGTTATTGTCACTACTTTGTTTTCGAAAATCCCATAAATTATTCAATTCTATTTCTATATCCATGAATGATTGTTTTGGTAAATCAAAAGCCGTTTTTAAATAGTTATTTTTTTCATCTTGAAATTTAATTTGTAATTGAATATTTTTCTTAAATTGCTTTAGACGGCATACAAGTAGCTCTTGTTTATCATCTCTCTTTTTTAACAAGGGTTTAAAATCTTCATCATTACATTGAAAATCTAATTTTATTTTTTCTTCTAATTTTCTTATAAAATCTAAAAAATCAGTATGATTACTATTATTCTCATTTAATTCAAATTTTAAATAATAATGATCATATTCTTGATCAAGACCAAATGGTAATAATACTTTCTTCAAATTAATTTTAATAGCTTTATTAGATCGTTTATTTTTTAAATTATAAAAGTTATTTGTTTTTTTTTCATAAAGTATATTATCTAATATATTCAAATTCATTTTATGATTAATTTAATATAATAGTCTAGTTTTAAATAAAGTTATTAAACAATATATTTTATAATTATACTGAAAATTAGTTTTATTTACATAAAAATAATCTGTTTTATAAACATGGAATTGAAGTCCGATTTATGTAATCAAATTATTGATATGTTATTACAAGAAGTATCACGGAAAGAAATTAAAGAAAAACTGAATACACATTTAGTGGAGCCTAGTTTAACTTATTTATTTGAAAGAATGTATCCTTATATTATTATTACATCCGTAATTTTTATTTTAATTTTATTAATGGCTATTACAACAATTTATATTTTAATACGAAAATAAAAATAATATATTACTTTCAATTAGACACATAATTTTTTTATGATTTTTTTTGCATTTTTCTTAATTTCGTCTTTTTCTTTTTTTGGTTTATTTTCCCAATGTTTTACTAATTGAGAAGTACCATATATTTTTTTAAAATAATGTTGATGCCTATTAATTAAATTATAATATAAATAATACCATTCATTACACCACTCCCCTTTTTTATAATCACTCATTTTCAATATATAATTATAA